ATTAAGGACAGGATCAGAAACTATTGGTGACTACAAGTTAGGTATTAACACAGTTGCAAGAGCACCACATAGTGCATATACAAATGCATGGGTACATCCAGACGCTGATCCTCGTGCAAACCTTGATGTCGTTGGTACAGCATTCATCAGTGGTAAAACAACTGCTGACTTCTTAGATCATTCACAGTTTGCTGATCGTGATAAGACTGATGTTGATAACGCATTCTTAGTTGGTGGTGATAGTGCTAATCCAAATGATGAGGCAGTATTACGTGTTGCAACTACAAACAGTGGTCGTGTTGGTATCAATGTAACTAACACTGAACTAGACAGAGCTCTAGTTGTAGATGGTACATCTAGATTTACAGATGATGCTAAGTTTGAGCATGATATTGAAGTCAATGGTGATGATGGTGCTCTTGCTGAAATAAGAACTTCACAAACAATTGGACAATTTAACTTGCTCAATGACAGCACATTTGTTGGTGGTGATAACACTGCTGGTTTACATATCGGTGGTTATGCTAAGACTATTAGAATTGGTGATTACAACACTAGTTCCACTCAGTGGATCTACGTTGGTGATAAGTCTACTGGCGATCAATTTATTTACATTGCAAATAATGCCAACCATAATAATATATTCCTTGGTAACATTGCTCAAAATGCTGCAATTTCTAAGACAAAAATTGGTGGTGCATATGATCGTGTTGAATCTCTATCTTATGTTGACTTTGAAGTTAAGAGAACTAAGTTTGCAGGTGATGTAACCTTTGGTTCCTTCAAGCAACTTGGTGGAGATAGAACTAATCCTGAACAAGTTGTAACTCTATCAACTGAAGCAGGTATTGTTAGTTTCTTCTCTGGTAATACTCAGACAATTGACTTTGCTGTAAATGCTTCTGAAGTTAATATCGCTGGTCAGGGTGGTACAACCACTATTAGAAACAGTCTTGAGGTTGACGGTGAGACCACATTCAACAGTAGTGTTAAACTCTGTGGTGGTACTTCTTCCTTCTCCTTTGTTGGTGTTGGACAATCTCTAGGAACAACTGGAATTGCTCACGCATCTGGTATTCTAGGACCTTCTACCTTCAATCAGAACGTTGACATTGTTAATGTTCTACAGTTAGTAGCTTCTGATCCAAATTACAACAGAATTGACACTGCTGGTTCTGCATCTTGGGGTGATGCAACATTCCAAGACATCAAGACTGGTGCAGGTCCTGAAGGAGCTGACCTACCAGCACTAAGTGGTAAGCAATACTACTTACCATTATTAAATGCACCTGGCACTTACTTTGCTGAGGGTGATTATCTATTACTTGATGCTCCTGTTGATATTGGAACTGGTACTAGACCTGAAATTGTTCGTATTGCGGTTGGTGGTTTAACAGGTGCAGAAAGTTCTCCATACTACCTAACTGTTGAGAGAGAACCACTTGGTTCATTTGCACCTCAGACTGATAATCATCCTGAGAATCCTACCAATAGAACTCCTGTTTACAAGTGTAACATTGCATTTGACGCAACATGGATTGAGCAAGCAATTGATGGATCAAGAGATGTAACTAACGAAGAAAATGTTTATCTTTCAACCTTTGGTGGTACTTTACAAGTCGGTGTTGACTATGTAATTGTTTCTCGTGAAGACACTAATACTGATGGAGACTTCAATCAGGGTGAAGCATTCAAACTTGCTACACCACTAGCAATCGTCAATAAGAAATTTGAGATTACTAATGGTTGTCCATCTGGTGATGTTCTATTCTCTGTTGACAGTGTAACTGGTGACACAATTATTGGTAATGATGGTGTTGATGGTGAAAATGGAAAACTAACTGTTAATGGTTCGTTTGAATTCAAAGGTGGATGTAAAACATCATCAACTCAGACATTTGTTGGTAATGCACAAGCAACACTTAATACAATTACTGCTGTTCCATCAGTTGAGGGACTTGAGGTTGGAGATTATGTTGAACTTACTGGTAATGGTGGCACAGTCACACTTGAACAAAACAGATTCCCAACAGATTCTGGAACTGTAAGACTAACTGATCCTCAAATTGTTAGCATTGTTGGTAGCACAATTACACTTAATGTTCCATTCACAGGATCTGGTAGTGGAACTGGCATCACATTCAGTGCATCTAAAGATGAGAAGTTTAGAATTACTGATAGAGTTCGTGACATATTCACTATTGATGGATGTTCTGGTGATACAGTAATTGGTAACCCAAGTGGTATTGTACTAGCAAACAGATCTCAGTATGGAACCTCTGTTGCTTCACACACAGCTGGTGCGACAGTCTATACAGCTCTCAAAGATCCTAAGGTAGACAACGGTATTGCTACTACATTTGTTAATACTGTTTCAACTATCACAACTGGTGCTACAACACTTCCTGTTGATGATATCACTAATTTTGAAAATGGTGATCTTATCTTTGTTGGATTTGCATCTGGTGGAAATGAAGAGATCATGCAAATCAGTGGAACTCCAACAAGTAGTGGAGTTGCACCTGCTGGTAACTTACCTGTTACTCGTGTTGGATCTCTATCAAATGTTCCTGGCACAGCAACAACACACAGTGATGGTGAAACAGTATTCAGAATTATATTAAGAGAGACTACACTTCTAACAAGTGATATTGCTGGATCTGGATCTAACTCTGTTGAGATTGGAATGAAGAATAGTGATGTCGTTCCATTCTTCCTTGATCGTGAATATTGGATCTTTATTGACGATGAAATCTTCCTTGTAACTAGCAGCAACACTAATGACGGTGGCACTGTATTAGTTAAGAAAGACTATCATCATGGTAGATTAGATGTATATGATGATGTTAAATTCATTGGATCTAATTTTGAAATCACTGGTACAGATAACAACGTACCTATCCTTAAATTACTCAATAACGAGGAGCACCACTTTGAGGGTGGAGCACTTGATATCAACGCTGCTACTGACATCAGTGGTAACTTGAGACTGTTCCCATCTAAGTGTATTGAGGATCCTGATGCTATTCAGTTTACTAACAAATCATTTACTCCAACATTTAGAGTTGAATCTGAGTTTGGTGATACATTTGTTGGTCGTTTACTTGAGGTTGCTGGTATTGCTGGAACTAACCCAACAAATTCTCAACCAATTCTTGATGTTAAGAATCTAGGTGTTAATGGTGCTAATAGCTTTACCATTATGCAAGATGGATCTATTGATGCATATAGTTATAAAGGATATAAGAACAAGAATGGTGGACACATTACTAAGTTCCTCAACTCAACTTCTACCTTATCTGTCAATATAAATTATATTATAGCGGTAGCTCCTTCTACTGGTGCTCTTATCCTTACACTCCCAACTAATCCTGAAACAGGTGATGTTATCAGATTTACTGAAGTTGCAGGAGCGTTAACTTACAATAATTCACTTGTAATTCGTGCTCCAATCGTTGGAGGTGAACCAGTAGCACTTCAGGGAGATACTTCAGGAACCAAGTTGGGTGGTTTATCCACACCATATGGATCTGGTGAACTGATTGTTCAAAATAGAAATGCATCCTTCGGACTCATTTACGTTGGACAAACAGATGGAGATAACTTTATCCCTGCTGTCTATCAAGGTTGGTGGTTAACTGAACTATAATGGCATTCTATAACAGACTAAAAACTATGAAGTCTGCTCCAGTAGGCACTATCATGCCTTGGGGTGGACAATCTAGTAGTGGTAATCTTCCTAACAACATACCAACAGGATGGATTGTTTGTGATGGTAGAACTTTTGAGGCTAATGATTTTCCTTTGTTAGCATCTATTCTCGGAAATACATATGGTCCTACTGACACATCAATCGTTGGAAACTTTCCTGATTATGATGAAGGAGATGTTTTCAGAGTGCCTAATATGAATGGTAGATCAATGGTTGACATTGAGTTATCATATTTACAGGAAGAGAAATATCAATTCAGTCAACCAGATGCTGAAAATGTGATTGGAAGTTTAATTTCTGATGATGGTACGGGTGTTACTCCTCCAACTATCTACAGTGCTGACACTGATCTAAAATTTCAATTAGATCCAATTGACACAATGGCAGGAAAAATTCAAAATATTACATTAAATGATCCTACATGGTCTAAGACATATTATACTATTGGAAGAAAATTAGGTATTGATCACACACCAGGTCATAAACATGCAGGACAATATACAACAGCTTTTCCTAGCGGTAAGTATGTTCAAGTATTTGAAGCACCAATAGCAGGATTAAATGGTGGTAGTAATTATGAATCTGCAAACTTAAATGGTATTCAAAACACTGATACTGCAGATACTTGGGGGAGTGGATATGGTTCAATGACATACTATGATGAAAATTCTCTAGTCTTGACAAATGAAAGTAAAACATTTACACAAGATAGAATTCCAGAAGCAAATGCAACAAGAGCTATTCCTGCTCATGCTGCATACACAGCAGGATTTTCTGATACTTACAACGTTGCAGCTTCTGGTGCTTACGACCATTCTTTGAGACAGGTTACTGGTGTATTTCCACCACCAACTACTATTTTTGGTAAACCAAACTATTACAACGGAAACGTTTCTCAAACATATCCTACTAACCTTAGTCATCTTGGTCAAGATTTTACAGATCAAACAGTGGCATCACACAACCACTTCAGTTTTGATGTTTCTATGAATATGGGTGGTCTTAGAATCCCACCAAATATTGCTGTAAACAATGTACAATCTTATACTGTTAACGTTTCTGACATCCCTGATGCGTTAAATATTCTTATGGACAATCAAACACCATCACAAACAGTGATAATGATTATCAGAGCCTACTAAAATGCCAGTCTTTTTAAATCAAGAAAGAACAAAAATAGGAACAACTACAGGAACGCTTGTTGCTTTTCCTCAGGAGTTAGAGGTAAACGATCCTAACGTTGGAAATAGTGCAGAATTACTTCCTGCTGGTTATCTAAGATGTGATGGTTCAATTCTTAGCTCATCAGTATATCCAGCATTAGCGGAAATTCTTGGAACGGGTGATGCATGTTCATTCAAACAAGAAGGAGCAACTTTATCAGAAACACAATTCCAGTTACCAGATTTAAGATCTAAATTTATTAGAGCTAGTTCTGCATCTGATCAAGGTGTTGTTAATGATAATACAGTAACCAATGCTTCAGGACAAGTTGTTGAGAGATCTGGTGTTGGTGTTACTGTTTCATCTAACGTAGGAAGCGTTGCAACTGTTGACATGATAGGACAATTTAGAGTTCCTGCTAGAACTGTTAATCTTACAGGTAATGTTGGTTTTACTAGACCTAGAAGACCAGATGAAGAAGTTGTACCTGCAAATGCTTTCTTACCACACATGCACTATAGTACAACATTTAGATCTAGAACTATTAGACGTACTGGTAGTGAAGTATTTGAATTAAATTATTTTACAAACGCATCTACAATTGGTGTTGAGAATTGGTTTGATGCTACAGATTCTGGTGATGGTAGACAACCTGCATGTAAACATTATGCACAGTCTGAAAAATGGAATACTGGTACTTATATTCCTGGTGGTGGTTTTCTTTCAGCGAGTTTTGAATATTATGGTATTTGTAAAGGAACTTGTGGTGGATTTATTACCAGTTGTTTGATTCCTACTGGAAAATCAGTTTTTGTTGATACTACTCCAGAGGGTGATTGCTTTCAAACTTTCAGTATTGGATTTGCTACAGTCACACTTCCATTTACTTGTCCACCAACTGATGAGACACTACCTGCAAACTATGTTCAAGGTGCTAGTGGAGTTGGTAGTGATGATATTCCTACTACTGCAGCTGGTCCTGGCGGTGTTGTACAATCATTTGAATTATATGAAAGTCTTGATGTAACACCAGCATATTACAGTAAAGGTATTGGACAGTGGGTGTATACATCTTATGGTTCTGGTGTATGGAGTACTTTAAGTGACTTTGGTCAACAAGAAGTTAACTTAGTTGGTGGTAATGGATCTAATTTTAAAGCATTAGTAAGATTTGAAGCATGGCCAGGTGATGCTGGTGCTCCAACTAATACAAGATATAAAATTATTTCTTTTGTTGATGCTGGTCAGAATTATCAAGCAGGTGATGTTCTAACTTTCCCTGATGTTCAAGGGTATAATATTAGTGGTGCACCTACCAGTGGTGCTGGAGGAATTAGTTTTAGAGTAGCAACTACGACTTTTGGTGATGCAGCTGACGCTGCAGCGTATTCTCATAATCAATCATTACATAATGTTTTACCATGTGACACTCAAGTTAGTAGTAATGTCAATGTTGCATATCCTCAAGTTTCAAACATTGTTGAAACTACAACTCCTTTTGATTATGAGTCCGATCCCACACAACACACACATACTATAACTTATACAACTGGACTTACTAACTATAAGTTAGATGTACCAGAAACATTTATTTCTGTTGATGGAATGAGTGCTTCTATTTCTATTCAGCCAGAGACTGACACAAAGATTGATAATCTAATCTCTCCTTTTGTTATGGTAGATTACTTAATTAAGACCTAAAATGTCAAGAAACATACGTTCTAATTTTCTCACAGACAAATCAACCTTTGGCAACTCTACAATGCCAATTGGTTCTATTGTACCTATTTTTAAAGCAACGGACGATAAAGTTACAGATAATGGTGTTGTAATAAATTTAGGTTCAATTGTCGCTGGTGCTGGTGGTGGTAGTGGATATGTAACTGACTTAGGAATAATTTCTGGATACCCTACAACTCCAATAGAATATGACATTCCAGCAACAGCATTTCAAGAAGGGACAGATAACGTTAATATTAGTAATCATCCTTTTGTTGAAGGTGATAAGTTAACAGTTACAACAACAACTCAAGCTCCAAATCAATGTAAATTAGGATCATCTATTCAATCTTTTACTATTACTAATGGTGGTAATAATTACACAGCACCGCCACTTGTACAAGTAACTGATACTGGAAGTGGTCCTGTCTCTGCTGGTACATTCAATGCAGAAATTGATGTTAGTTCAGGACAAGTAACTGGAATTACTGTTGTTAATGGTGGTGTGGGATATCAATTTCCTCAAGTCACATTAATTGGTGGTGGTGGAACTGCTGCTGCTGCATCAATAACAACATCATCTGGTGGTATTGGTGGTGTTCAGCTTGATAAAGGATTTTCATTTTTAGTTGATGTTGTTGATTCAAATACTATTAAATTTGCTAGAAGTAATGGAGATATTGCTGCAGGTAAATATTACAATATTACTAGTGTTGGTGACAATGGAATAGTTAGCGTAGCATCAAGCACAGGATTTGGATTGACTGTTGGTATTGCAGCAAATTTAGATGGTAGTGTTAATTTTGTTACCAAGAAAAATTCTGGTTATGGTTACCAAAATGGTGATGTAGTTTATATTTCACAACCAGGTAGTAGTGGAACAGCAAGAGTTGAAATTGTTAGTACATCCTCTACAACATCTACCGATCCAGCTATGCAATATGAGGGTTGGTTATATTGTGATGGATCTGAATATGATGCACAGGATTATCCACTTTTATATGAAGTTATTAAGGATAAGTATGGTGGACTTGGAGGATCTTATGATCCAGAAGATTTTGGACAATCTTCAGGTATTAAATTTAATATTCCTGATTATAAAGCTAGAAAATTAGTTGGTGCTGGTGGTGGTGTCAGTGGTGGTGGATCTCCTGTATCTGGTAATGTTATCTCTACTGTTGGTGCGACTGGTGGTAGATGGTTCTTCTCCAAAACACAACAGGAAGCACTATTTGATATTGGAAATATTGTTATTAATGGATATGCAAATGTATCTGAGTTTGTTGGTGGAAGTTTAACTGGCGAAGTAACACTACAAATAGGTCCTTTACAGGAGAAAATGATATCTTCAGTTCCTGAGCATGAACATGCTCTTATGACATCAACAGCACCTCAGGCAGGAGCATTTGAAGGATCTGGATTTGCTGTTGATAATCATCTTGCTGGTTACAAAGATAGTACAGGACAAGTTGATTTCTTCTTACCAAATGGAGGAACACCACTATTTCATAGTCATGGTCTGGTAGACTATGTTATTACTGATCCGTCTCTTTCTACATTTGGTAATGTTAGTGGTATTGGTGAGACAGTAGAAGCAACTATTACTGCGACAAATATTATTGGTGAGGCTGAAGGAACAAAATTTAATATTCCTGCTCATGGTTTATTTACTGGATATAAAATTAGAGTAAAGTCAAATGATCAAACAACTCAATTAGTATTCAACATAGACGGTGTTCCTGTACCATTTGCACAGAACACAGAGTGGTATGTAATTGGACTTGATGATGATAATTTTTATCTAGCAACTTCAAAATATAATTCTAAAAAAGGTGAAGCATTAATTGCATCAACTAATGGTAGTAGTGGTCAAAATATTGTAATAGAATTAGCATATAAAATTGCAGGAAATTTACCATCAGATCAGGTAACAGTTATTCAACAACCAAGTGACACTGTATATGATATTGATGATTCGTATACCATTGGTGGTAAAACAATTCAATTACCAGGTGGATCTACATCAGTAACAGAAACTATTACAGAATCTCAATCTCCAGGATCTTATACAGTTCCAGGTCCAACCGCATCCCAGACAATCACAGGTGTAAATGGAAGTCTTGGTGGTTCTGGTGGTGGAGGTGCTACTAGTGATGTTGATGGTACCAATGGTGGAGACACTTATTATGAGTTTAATTACAATGGAAATCAAATACAAATAGTAGCAGAAGGTGGTCAAGGAGGTGATTCATACGAACAATTATTACAAACAAAAGATTGGGTTGCTGTTGATGCATCTAATATTTCTTCTGGTGCTGCTGCTGTATGGTCTAGTTTCTTGTTGCAATATGGAATTTATAAAGTTGCTCCAGTAGGAAGTTCAGATCCTTACGTAGGACAATGGATAGAAGCTGGTGTTGGTATTAATGTTGATGCATCTCTTGCTGCTGCTGGTTTTAACGTTGAATTCCATTGTGATGGTCTGTCTGAAATGGATTTATATAATCCTGATGGTAGTTGGAAGCAAGGTAACGCTACACCACCAAATACTACAGGACCAGGTGTACCTTATACCAGTAGTGCAACCTTGGTTGTTCCTGCAAATACTCTTATTGTTGGTTGGAATCAGTTGAAATGTAGAGTTAAAAATGTTTTTGCTAGTAATAGTGATGATACTTGGGCAAATAATCCAGGTGGTGTTGGATTTGTTGCTACAAGAAATGATACTGGTGCAACAATGTTTACTTCTAGAACAGCATGTACAGGTGGAGTTACAACTACTACCTTACCTGGCGGTGGTGGCGGTGGTGCTGGCGGACAAGCTAGAATTGTTTCTGGTGCAAGTGGAGCAACAAATGTTACTGCAGCGGGAACATATAACGTAGGTGGATTAGATATTGAGATATTACAATATTTTGATGGTAATCCTGGTACTAGTGGTGGTCCTACTATCGCAGGTACAGGTGGAGTTACATCTTATATTGGAGGTGCTGGTGGTGATGGTGCTAAAACTTTGTATACTGGAACAAATGAAGTAAATCAGATATTTTCTACACCATCTAGTAGTTTCTTTACTTATACTACACCTAATACATGGCCACTTGACAATCTAAAAGCGGTTATCAAAGGTGGTGGCGGTGGATCAGGTGGTACAGGTGATGGTGGTACAGGTTGGTGGGCAGGTAATGGTGGAGATGGTAAAAGTCTATCTGTAAATGTTGATGGCATTGTTTCAGGTGGATCACTAAGAATCTATGTTGGTGGTGGTGGAAATCCAGGTATTAATAAAAGTGGTGGTGGTGGTTCTAGTGAAGGTTTCTCTATTGGTGGTAGTGGAGGTAACGGTACTGGAGGAGGCGGAGGCGGAGGCGGTGGTGCTTCGTCTGCTATTGGTACATCAGTAGTCATGATCGCTGGAGCTGGCGGTGGTGGCGGTGGAGGTGCTGCAGGTGATGCAACTCAAGGTGCTGACCAAAACGGTGGTCCTTCTGGTAATGATGGTGCTCAAAACTTAACTAATATTTTCTCTGGTAGTGGTGGTAATGGTGGTAACTCTGTCTGCTCTGGTGGAGGAGGAGGTGCTGGTGGTGGTGGAGTCGGTTTCGGTGCTGGTATTGGTGGAGGTGGAGGTGCTGGAAACGGTTCTAACGCACGTAGAGATGGTTATGGTGCTCAAAGAGGACAAAGTGGATATAGGGGATCTGGATCAGGTCCTACAGCATCACTCATTACTGATGGAGATGCTGGTAATGGTGCTACTGTTGCTCAAGGACAACAACTTGCTGGTAATGATGGATCTGTTGAAATGATTGCTGTAGAAAACCAGACATTTTATGGCGATGGTGGTGGTGGCGGTGGATCAGGTTCATACATAGCATTTAAATTTGAAACTAGTAGTATTAACACTGGAACATTAGTTGTTGGTGCTAGTGGTGTTGCAGGTGGAAATTCAGGTTTAGGTTCTATCGGTTATCTGTCAACAGAAGCTACTGCTGGTGGAACTGCAACTTCAGTTACTTCTGGATTATTCAATAGTGCTAGTGCGTCAGTTGATTATGTTCAGGCTGGAACTGGATCAGGAGCAACTGGTGGATTTGCACCTGTTGACAACCAAAAATATCTTAGATTCTTTGGAAATGAAGCTACAAGATTTGCAAGAACAATTGCTGTCAATGCTTCTTTATCTAACTCAAAAGGATCAGTAATGAATACAGTTAGAATAAGATTTATTTGTGGTAATGGTAGTAATGGTGGAGAAGCACCAAATGAACCACTAGAACTATTTGCTAGTAATGATAATGCTACTAGTTTTACTAAGATTGGTACAATTTCTTCTGCTATAGGTCCTTCAACTTGGACTTTGATTGATATTGGTATACCAACAGCATATCGGGTAGCGAATTTAATATTAGAAGTAAGGCAAACAAGATCTGGTGCTGGAAATCCTGATAATGATAACTTTGGTATTGATTACGTTTCATTCGTTCATGATGAGACAGAGCAAACTATTACAACATATCCATCTGGTAAGACTGATTTAGGTATTGAGTTTGTTACCGAACGTATTGAACCACAAGGAGATCCAATTAACTCTGCTGGTCTTGATGTAAATGAAGGAACATTCACATTGTCATCTGCTGTTAAGTTAAATGTTTCATCTTCATTACAACCAGAGATTGACATTCCGCTGTTAACAAGGTATCATTTAGTTAAGTATATGATCAGAGCTTATTGATGTTAGAAGCGAGTGAGAGTGGATTGATCATTGATCCTGATAGATTAGAAGGACAGTTTGAAGATTTTATTGGTGTGTATAGAAGACTTGTACACCATGAGATATGTAATTCTATTATATCTAATTTTGAAAAACATTTAGAAATTAATCCAGATTACGTACAACATGGTAGTAATCAAATGCCACAAAAGAAACTAGCACGTAACGATGTTAGTATGATGTATGATGATATTGACATGGGACTGTCAGCACATTTCTATAAATATCTGAATTCTGCATTTGAGAACTATAAACAAGAGTATGATCATATCAATAAAGTTAAACTAGCATCAATTGGTTTAAAAGTACAGAAAACTCCAGTTGGAGGTGGTTATCATACTTGGCATTATGAAAACTCTAGTTTTAGAGCAGCAAACAGAGAATTAGCATGGATGGTATACTTAAATGATATGCCAGACGGTGAAGCAGAGACTGAATTCTTGTATCAAAAGAAAAGATACAAACCACAAACAGGTACATTACTGATCTGGCCAGCAGGAATGACACACGTTCATCGTGGGAATACAGTCTTTACCCATGATAAATATATTGCAACAGGCTGGTTCAATAAAATCCCTTAATCAAATGGCAGACATCCGTGTAGTAGTGCAAATCAATGCATTAGAAAGAATGATAATCGTTGATGGAAAGACACAATTCATCGGCGAAGACTATTGGAATGCCAATATTCAAAATATTCTATTTCCATTTTGGACATCTGATAAAGATCGTTTGATTCACTTGAATTATTTCAGTGATGGGTCATACGGTATTGAAAAGAAAAAGTATGTATATGATCGTGCTACTAAAGCTAGGAAATGGCAAACATATCAATGGGTAGAACCAACTGAAGCAGAAGTAACACAGATTGCTGAAACTCTTAAAGAGAAATACTTTGAGTATCAGGACACAGAACAAGAAGTTATTCAAGAAAAACTATACAATGAGTATGGTAGATGGAATAAAGTATCTTGGGAAGGTATCAGAATGATTAGAAACTATCTTCTTACAGATTGTGACTGGACACAGATGCCTGATGCTGTTCTTAGTTCTGAATTAAAAACACAGTGGACAGAATATAGAACTAAGTTAAGATCATTACCACAAGACTATGATGGTCAAGATGCTGATGATGTCAAATTTCCTATAAATCCACCACTCTATGCAATTTGGGTTACCAAAGTAGATAGCAATAATATTAAACTTAATGAAGGTAAAGCATATCTACAAACTGATGATCAATTTGGAACATTTACTGCAAACACATATGGTGAGTATGCCAAGAGAATTGTAATGACAATCGCATCTAACTATAAGATTAAAAATCCTGATATTATCTTTGCACCTGCAGACTATATTAATGAGCATCCAACTACAGAGGATGAAATAAACGATCTATTAGAAAAAATTAAAAACAACAACGTTTAACTAAATTATGGATGATAAATTGAATATTGTAATTCTCACGGTAATAACGGGAGAAGAGGTGATTACTAACTTAAAAGATTATACTGAAACAACTAATGGTGTTGAGAAACAAGTGTGCTATAATATGGTATATCCATTTACATTAACAAGATCAGGACCTATTAAAAACAATAACCAAGTTGGTGTAATATTTACACCATGGAAGTTCTTTTCATCTGACACATCATTTTTGATTGGTTACGATAAGATTATCAATATGTGTACTCCCATACAAAATGTTGTGGATCAGTACAAAAGAGCTGTAGACTCATACATTCAAGGCATAGCGGAGCAACAACAATGATCTCATTTCTATTTTCAATGGCAGGTTTATTAAACCTGTTGTTTTATATCTTTGCAATAGGTACTGTTATCTCATTCTTACTAGAGCAATGGTTAAAGGTAAGACCTTTGTCTGTTGACAAGTCAATGAACGAGAGAAACATGTACATCGTAGAGATCAACAGGAAGTATTGTTTTAGACAAGCATGGATGACTAATATATATTGGTTCCTATGTAACGTAGGATTATACTTTATCTCAAGAAACATGGCAACACCAACAGATAACTTTTGGAACGGAATATGATTTTCTTCTCTATTATACTATCATTCTTTGCTAATCATCTACCAGTGATGTATGTGCAAGTGCCACAGTGGGCAGATGATTGGGCAGTTTGCGCAGTAGATATACCTGACGCTAAATGTCATTGGTATGTCATGTCACCTGACAATACATTCGGTGAAGGTTTTGATTGGGAAGAAGCACCATGGTTTGATGCGAATGGATTGAATGATGTAGCACCAATGCAAGCTAAAACAGTTGTTGAGAAACTACAGGAGCAATAATAATGATATATGAATATGATTTCTTTGATCGTAATCAATTAAGACAAATACTTAGTTTATTTGATGCAGGTAAATTTGTTGATGGTGCTAGAACAGGTCCTAAATCAAAATTAGTAAAGGATAATACACAGCAAGATGACGTTGAGTTGAATAAGATGGCAAATACTGCTATCAGTAAAATTTTAAGAGAATCTCACATATATAATCTTCATCCACTTAATAAGTGTAGTCCATGTTATATGTTAAAATATGAGTTAGGACAACATTATGCTGATCATGTGGACTATTGGGATATGTGGGGTAGTAGAACTGATTATACTGCTGTTATTACATTAAATGATGATTATGAAGGTGGTGAACATTTCATTGAAATAGGAACAGAAACTATTGAAAGGAGATTGGAGCCAGGTAAGATTTTAATTTATCAATCTGATTTTATTCATGGTGTCAGACCAGTAACCAATGGTGTTAGAAAATGTGTCACATTTTGGATGGAGAGTGCTATTCCAGATCCTACGATGAGATATTATATAACTGAGATGAATAAGTTATACTTTAAACTTCATAACATATCAGAGGGAGCAGGAGAAATAGATCGTGAAACTTTAGTGTTACTTGATCATGTTCGTTGTGGAATTGTTAAACGTCAACTACAAATGAGAAATTGATATGGCTTTATTAACTGATATTATGTCATGGGATACTATTCTCACAAAAGAAGAGATGGTAGAAATTGAAAAGATTTGTAGTCGTCCAAGATGGCAGTGGGGTGCTACTGCTGATCACACAGCACCACATAAGAAGTTTTGGAAGATGGATGTAAAAGGACATGCTATATTTGATAGTACTATTCCTGAGAAGATTGACGTCCTCGTACCATTTAAACATAAAATACTTGATTATTATGTTAATGGACATACAAGAGGATTAGATGGTTTCATGCATAAGGATGATGCAGACTATACATTTCTAGTATTCTGCAATCCTGTATGGGATATTATGTGGGGTGGTAAGACTATGTTTGTACAAGATGATGGTAGATTTGATTGTATATTTCCTAAACCAGGATCAGCATTGTGTTTTCCATCAGATATATTACATTGTGCAGAAGACGTAAGCAGAGAGTTCTATGGTATTAGAGTTAGTGCTGCTTATAAATTAAAGAAAGTAGAGAATACAAATGCAGAACCTACAGACATTTGACAGTGCTAGAGATTGGGATCAGATTGAGGCATATGCTTCAACTATTTCTGGTGCTCTGGTATATTGGGAGAACCCAAGATTAGAAGTGACATCGGATGATGCCAAGAAAATTGTTATTGATTACTACAAGATTGATGAAGAAATACCAGCAGATCTAGCTATTACACTAGAGAGCAAGTATTATGGTTACATGGAGTTTAATAACACAGATGTAGCATTTGATTTTGTTACTGACTATTTTCCACGTAAGGATGAAGTAAGTGATGACACATATTGGTATCATTGTTATGTCATAAGACCAAATGGTGTCATTGAATATGATAATGATGCACTACGAAAAGGAAAGAACGTGTGAAGAGTGACATAGCATTTATGATACCAGTTTTTACACATACTGTTGAAAACTGGAGTGATTATAAAGATGAGATCATTAACATGCTTGATACTGGCGATGGTGATGGTCATCAAACAGATTATTTTAAATATCATCAGCAGGGTAAACTACCTGCATATGCAGACAAATTGTTTGAAATACTACAACCTGCATTAAAAGAGTTTGATGATGTATACCCACATGCATTTGATATTGTTAATGTATGGGGTCAGAGATATAGTTGTGGTGACTATCATCAACTTCATAATCACGGAGCTTTAGGTTATACAGCAATATTATACGCTAAGTTAGAGGATGATCACAGTCCTACATCATTCTTTTCTCCATTCCTTGATTTTATAGAGGGTAATGTGATAGAATATGTTCCTGAGGTTAGTGAAGGAGATATTGTTTTCTTTCCGTCTTGCTTGACACATCAGTGTAAAGTGGTACAATCTAAATCAGAACGTGTCGTTTTTTCTTTTAATATAAGAAATGCTTGAATTTAATTATGAACTCAATTACAAAAGACTTGATTTTACAGACAAGGAAACTCGTAAACTTTATCGTATTGGAAGGGGAGAGCAAGGAGTTCTACTGGTTCGCCCTTATACTGACGATATCTGTGCTCATTGGAGATTTAAGACTCCAGAGATTGCAATGATGTCTGCACATACTATCTTTGACATGTATCTAGACTATCTTGAACAACAAGACTTCATAGGTATGGACATGTGTCGTAAGTTCCTTGAAATGGGATTTACTAGGTCAAGGAGATATGCCAATCATAGAGATGGTAAAAAGTATGATAAAGAAGGAAATATAATATCCCAAGAACCAGATCATGCTACTTGTCATTTTGCTAAGTCTGCTAGAATATTTAAGAATGTTCGTGATATGGTTGCAAAAAATGACATATATGTTAAAATGAGAAAACAATGGAGATCTAATGAAAGTACCCACGCAAGCAGAGTTGACGCACTTGCAGCTACAAGCAATGTTAAGAGATCATTCTATTCCAGAAGATCAAATGAAGTATCTCGGTGAAAGAGAATACACATCAGAATTTTGTGCACACCCAGAGTTACATGGACAAAAGATGCCATGGTATTTAATTGGTGGTGAGCATGAAGTGCCAGTATGTGATATTCAAAACATAGATAGTGTTGGTGACGTTTAAACAATTAAAACAATGAAAGATCAAGCATCAGTAGGTAAGGAAAGTCCAGAGGTCAAATATGATAGAGCACTTGCTCTATTCACTGAATCAGTTTTAGCACCAGATCATAACTTAAGAGGTTGTGCTCATAACCAAGGATGCTATGATGAACTCATGGAGATAAGGACACATGTATTAAAATATCTCAAGACATTGAGAGAAGTTACACATCATACTAATCCAGATGAGAGTGATGAAATAGAAAGTGCAAAAGTTATGACAGCTAAGTATGTCACACAGCACGATAAAACAATGCAATTCATGCGTGATAATATACCAAATAGATACTAATGAGAACAGAAAAAGAAAGAATGCTTCAAGCACTCGTACATGTCAATGATGTTCAAACTCTCATCAAAGACAATCAGTTTGAAAAGTATTTACAAGATCACCTTATTGTAGTAGAATATGAACTACAACGTCAATTATCCCTGATTAACGAAGATGACAGAAGAAGAATTCAAATCGGCAATCCAGAATATGCTGATGATGCAAAATAACAACGATCAAAACTTTCAGATTCTACAGGCACAGATTGATAACCTGCAGAAACAAATTACTGATCTTAATGACTTGAAGGAAATGTTTAGATTACCTAAACTAGAGAACAAAGATCGTAAGTATTTTGATAGCGATGAAGCAGAGTGATCTACACTTCAAACGAGGTGATCTCGTAGAAGTTGACGGATACACAGGATATGTTAACTGCATATGTTTCGCAACTAGATCACATCTACATCCAAATAAACCAACTAGTTACTTCACTCTAACTATTAAAGGAACAGAGAACACACTACGAGCAGTAAACGTACTGATCTTCAATCGTCTCTGGTCATCTGTCAAGGTTATAGTGGACAGTTAAGCTAGTGTCACATTGATTGTTGCACATATTATTACATGCATTATAATATGTGTATACTAAACAGGTTACATTATGATCAAACTTGGTTCTAACGTCAAATCTAAGATACATGATGACCTTACTGGTTCAGTTGTATTACTTGAGAGATCAAACAACTATGCAGTGGTCAGCACACACATTGATGATTATGAAATGATGACAGTAGAGTGTTTCCTATCTGACTTGGAGGTTGCATGAAATACTATTATGATATTGTCTGGACAGATTACCAGTATGAGAATAATCTAACTACTACTCAAATGCAAGAAAAGCAGCACGTTGATGCAATGGTTAAACGTGTTGAACACATGAAATGGCAGGATGAGCAACGTGCTAAGTGGATGTCAGGAGACGAACCACAGTATGTTGTACCTGCTGATTGCCCATTCTAAATTATTATGGAACAAGTATCACTCACACACTCACAGATCAGATACATTATGAATCTGATGATGGGAGACTATCATACTAGTCAGACTAGACTATACAATCATCTTGAGTCACACTTAGATGATACATCACTAGAGCAGGAAGCAGCAAAGCTAGAGGTGACAGTTGATGAACTGTACACTATGCACGCACGCAGAGACCTTGATGCACTATAATAAATGAAGTTACGTCCACCCACTATGTTTAACACTTGCTTCAATGATGGTAGTCTCCGCGACTATGTTATGGCAAATGCGCAAGATCCGTGGGAGGACACTCCATTTAAGGGATATGTACACATGTCACCTAAACAAAAGGGAGAATTCGGAGAGAGATTTGTAACCAAATATCTAAAAGGAGCAGGACACACGGTAAAACGTGCTGCTACATCTACAGCAGGACATGATCGTGTAGTAAATGATATACTCACAGAGATTAAGTTCTCACTTGCTAATCGTAATAAGAAAGGAGGAGTGAAGAAGGACGTATTCATTATTAACCATGTATCTCGTGATAAGGACTGGGAGATACTAGTATTCTTTGGTATTAACAAACAAGAATCAGATGCAAGACTAGTATGGTTTACTAAAGAAGATTTCATTGCTCACCTAGAGTCAGATAACTGTCTATTCGCACATCAACAGGGAGGAAAGAGTATTGAGAATGATGATTATATTTGTACGAAGGTAACAGAACTATTAAAACAGACATGGGTTCATAATGTAGACACACTGTGCCAGTGATATTAGTGTCACACAGCTATGGCACAGCACCATTTTTGTGTGTATAATAATAGTATACAAACAAAGGAACACATGACTCACCCAACACTCACAGAATTTGAAGTAGCGAACGAAGCACGTAAGCAAATTGCTCAGAACGTCCTAGTATGGGTAAATGACTTATGTAATGCACTCAAGCAGGACTACATTAACGATTCA